TCTCTCCGTAACAAGCAATGCAACTGTTGGCGGTGATCTTACTGTTACTGGTTCTGTGATCTCTGGTGGTGGTGTGGTAATGCCAGTTGGCTCCATGCTTGAATATGGTGGCTCTGCTGCGCCTACTGGGTGGTTGCTATGCAATGGCTCCGCTGTCAGTCGCACCACTTATGCTGCTTTGTTCGCTGTGCTTGGGATTGCGTATGGAGCAGGAGACGGTTCTACTACGTTCAATGTTCCTGATCGTCGTGGTCGGTTTGGTATTGGTGTTGACGGCACATACACCCGTGGCAGCACTGGTGGCGCTGCTTCTGGCACAACATCAAGTGCTGGATCTCACAATCACACCGGCCTGACAGGCTCAACAACTCTCACCATAGCCCAAATGCCAACCCACAGTCATACTTACCAAGACCCTGGGCATACTCATGGTAATGTGCCGGAAAAAATAGCAGATGTAGATAGGGGTGGTAGTTCTTCTCTGTATAATATCGACAGTAACGGCCAAACCGCATCTTCAACAACAAACATCACCATAAATAATACAGGCGGCGGCAATCCCCACGATCACACCTTCACCGGCACCGCTATCGATCTCGCTGTTTCTTACGTCGATGTCATATTGGCGACTAAAGACTGATGCAGATCGAAGCCAAACATAACTGCCCGCTAGATGGCTTTAACCCCTGCCGGAAGTTGGATTGCGCCTGGTTTATTCAGGTGCGTGGGACCAATCCAAATACCGGTAAGGAAGTGGACGAGTGGGCTTGTTCAATGGCCTGGCTTCCCATTTTGATGATCGAAAACAGCCAGCAACAGCGCCAGACGGGCGCAGCGGTGGAAAGTTTTCGGAATGAAATGGTCCGGTCAAATGAACAAACCGGGCAAATGCTTCTGGCCTTTAGCGGGCAGAAATTGATAGAAGGCTGAACCATGGCGCTAGATCACAACGAAACCGCCAAACACGTTGTGGACGCCATTTCAGTGGCCACGATGATCGGGACATTGGCTCAGGTTCTGCCTGCTAGTGCGGCGGCTTTTACAATAATCTGGACCGCAATTCGGATTTACGAAACCAAGACGGTCCAATCCATTCTGAAATGGAAGCGGTGAAGCGCAATGCCGTATATTCCGCTTAAACTCCCGCCAGGGATTTACCGCCAGGGTACGCAATATCAAGCCGCTGGGCGGTGGTACGATTCCAATTTGGTGCGGTGGATTGAAGGCACGTTGCAGCCTGTTGGTGGGTGGCGGAAGCGTCAGTATGCGTCTGGCGGTTCTTATGTGAACGTTCAGGTTACTGGCGTTATGCGTGGTTCTCATGCTTGGCGCGAGAACGATGGCGATACGGTTATTGCGGCTGGCGGTGCGGCGAAGCTGTATGCTTTGAAGGCCAATACGGCGCCGCAGAATATCACGCCGATCCGTGAAACGGGTTCTCTGTCTAACGCCTTCAGCACAGTTTCTGGCTCGCCTACTGTTACTGTGGCGGATACCAGCCACGGGCTAACAACCGGCGACACCGCTAACTTCAGTTCTGGTACGGCTATTGGGTCGAGCGGGATTACGCTATCTGGCGATTACATTGTGACCGTTACTAACGCCAATGCCTATACGGTGACGGCTTCCAGCAACGCATCCACCACCGAAACCAATCAAGGCAGCGCGACTTACAAGTATGAAATCAGCGTGGGGCGCACGGATAGCGAAAACGCTGTGGGCTATGGTGTTTGGACCTATGGTTCAAGCACCTATGGCACACCGCGTCCTCAGTTGAGTGCGGCTGGTATTCTTGACGCATCTACCTGGGTCTTGGACAACTGGGGCGAATATTTGGTGGCGTGCCGGTCTGACGAAGGTAGTATTTACGAATGGGATTTAGGTGCTTCTACGCGGGCTGCGATTATCACGAATGCGCCAACTAACAATAACGCCATCATTGTAACCGGCGAGCGGTTTCTGTTTGCCTTGGGCGCTGATGGTAATGGCCGCAAGGTCCAATGGTCAGATCAGGAAGACAACACCACTTGGACGCCAGCAGCGACAAACCAAGCGGGCGATTATGAGTTGGCGACTTCTGGTAACTTGGTTTGCGGGGAGCGCACACGCTATGGCACCTTGTTGCTGACAACCACCGATGCCCATTTGGCGGTCTATCAGGGTCCGCCGTTCGTATATGGTTTTGAGCGGATTGGGTTTGGTTGCGGGGTTATCAGCCCCCAGGCTTCTGTTAGCTTGGATAATGGCGCCGTTTGGATGGGTGATGGCGCCTTCTATCTTTTTGACGGTACGGTGAAGAAACTAGACTCAACCGTCAGCGACTATATTTTCCGCAACATTAATTACAACCAAACCGCCAAGATAGCGGCTTGGGTAAATGTGGATTATGAAGAGGTTTGGTGGCATTACCCGTCTGAAGGCTCGTCTGAGTGCGACAGTTATGTGGTGTGGAATTACCACGAAAATACTTGGATGATCGGTAGTATTGCCCGCACCACTGGTATTTCCAATGGCGTATTTCAGAACCCGGCTCTGTTCGATCCGTCTGGTTATTTCTATGACCATGAAGTGGGCTATAACTATGACGGCGCCACTCTCTACGCTGAAGCCGGGCCGATTGAGTTGGGGAATGGCGATCAGATTATGGTCGCCAAACAGGTTGTCCCTGACGAGCGCAGCCAGGGTAGCGTGAGTGTGGAGTTCAAGACCCGGTTTGCCCCGGAAGGGACAGAAACCACATATGGGCCTTACACCATTTCGTCCCAGTACACCGATGTCCGGTTCTCCGCCCGCCAGGTTTCCTTCCGGGTGGAGGCAGTAGAGTTAGGCGATTGGCGGGTTGGTAACTTCCGGCTCAACGCACAGCCGGGGTCACGCCGTTGAGGTTGCCCCAGGCTCGCCCAATATATTCTCAGATTGACGATCAGACGGTGCGGTCTTTGATTGAGCGCGCCGATGCGGAAAACCACAAGCGGAACCGCGATGTCGAAGTGTCCCCTGGTCGGCTGATCCTTCAGTCCCCGGATGGAACCCGATGGAGCATCGAGGTTTCCAATTCCGGGGTGATTTCGGCTTCGTCCCTATGACGCCATTAGATGCTGAATTTGAGCGGTGTTCCGGCTGGCTCCAAGATGCCTTGGATTACGCCGGGAATACGCACGATCTGGCGGACGTTAAGGCTGGTGTAAAAGAAGGGCGGTTCACCTTCTGGCCCGCGCCGGAAGCCGCCATCGTCACCGAGATTATCGAATATCCGAAGTTTTCCGTGCTTCACGCTTGGCTGGTTGGCGGGCGGTTGGAGCAAATAGTCGATATGATCCCATCATTGGTTGTTTATGGGCGGTCTTTTGGGTGTACTAAACTGACCGGCACCGGGCGTCCTGGGTGGGTTCGTGCTTTGAAAGCACAAGGATTTACAGGTATAATGACCACAGTTTCCAAGGAGATCACGCCATGAGTAAGGGCGGCGGAAAGCAGACCACATCCCAGACCCAGACTCAGAGTGTTGATCCTGAGTTCAAGGCCCGCGCCTTGGATGTTTATAGCCGGGCACAGACGGCGGCTGATCGGCCTTACCAAGCATATACTGGCGAACTGGTGGCGGGTTTTACGCCGCAGCAGCAGCAAGCTTTCACGCAGTTTGGCCAAGCCGCCACCGCAGCGCAGCCAACTATTGCCCAGGCCCAGGAATTAGCCCGCCGGGCGGGGGCTTATCAGCCCCAAACGGTGGCGCAAGCAATGGAGGGCTATCAGAACCCTTACACCCAGCAAGTGATCGACACCACCTTGGCGGATATTGAACGTTCACGCCAAGTCGCCCAGGGCCAGGGTGCGGCTCGGGCGGTGGCAGCGCGGGCTTTTGGTGGATCACGCCAAGGGGTGGCGGAAGCCGAAACCAACCGGGCGGCTTTGGAACAATCAGCCCGCACGGCGGCACAGCTTCGATCTGCCGGGTTTGAGACTGCCGCCGGGCTGGGTGCCCGCGACATTGCCACAGCCCAGCAGGCGGAAGCGCAGAGGCTGGCGGCGGCGGGGCAGCTTGGGCAACTAGGCGCCGCAGAGCAGGCGGCACTTACGCAAGGCGCCCAGGGCCTATTTGGCGCCGGTGGCGCCCAGCAGCAGCTTGAACAAGCCCGGCTTGAAGATACCTATAAGCGGTTTGCCGAAGAGCGCGGCTATCCGCTGGAACAGCTTAGCATCTTGCAGCAGGCGCTTGGGTTCTTCCCGAATCCGATCACGACAACGGGGACAACTACGCAGCGCCAGACGCTTGGGCCGATGGATATTATTAGTCGGCTTGGGGGGACGGCGGCAACTGGCGCGCTTAGTTATGGTTTATTGAGTGGGCGCCGATAAGATGTTGCGCCCAGTATTAGATTTTTTTGGTGGTCTTCTTGGTTTTGGTGAGCAGCAATCATCAATTCCAGCAGAGTATTATGCTGCTGGCCCAATTGCACCAATGCCCCCTGATATGCAAGGGCCTCCTATCCCACCGCCTCCTGGCGGAGTAACGGATCGTTTTGATCCTTTTTCGCGCTTTACGCCAGAACAACGACGCGCCTTAGGCATTGCGGCTATTGGGGATATGTTTGCAAACGCTGGCGGTCAAAAGGGCACAGGAATGCAGGGCCTGATTGGGGCATTCGACGCCCAAGAAGGTCGGGGGAAAATATCTGACCTGATGCCACAAATGCCCCAGCAATCACAGTTTGCCCAAGCCCCTGGCTTGCTCCCAATGCCCGCGCCCCAGGCGCCCCAAACACGTTCACCAATGGCGATGAATCTGCCCCGCCCTGTGGCGATTCGGGTGCCGTCTTTGCTTGGAAGGTGAGATTATGAG